ATTTGTAGTCGTGGCCTACCGCTTTGCTGTATCTTCAAGTATTCATGGATTTGAATTTTGCCTGCAATACGATTTTTGTCTGCAGGTCGTAATTTGTGACCAGAGCGTATAAGGGCTTCTGCAATGGTTGGGCCCGTGTGTCCCGTTCTTGACCAACAAGCCGTATCCAAAACTCCAGATATTGACATGGGGTCTTGAACTTCCATATTCGTTAGCATCATGGCTAACTCTTCGCCCGTCATCCCTTTTCTATAAAGTTCTCTATAGATGATTAGGGTACCATCACTGGGGTCTACTGCACCCCACACACAACAAGACTCAGAGGCGTAACCGTAATCAATGCCCTTAATCCTTTGCCAGTGCAGGGGGATTTCAAAGGGCGTAATAACATGCATAGGCGGACTGAATTCAGTAAATGCTGCGCCTTCTGCTACGTCCCAATTCCCTTCTAGTAATTGTTTCCTTTGTACGTCTGGCAACGATTTGAGCATTTGCTCGTAGCGGCCATCGGTGGCCAAGTACGGATTATCATCTAGTCTTGCTGGGATGAATTTCCGCGTGATTCCATCAGCGCCTTGAAAGCCACGGTTGGGGGGTGCAGGATCAATGTATCGCTTTTTGACCCAGTGGGCCCCAACACCACCTGGGTTAGCCGTGCAACGCATGTACGGAACAATTTCGGGGTCTGTAGTCCGCAGTCGGGATGCAAGATAATTCCAGCCAAATTCGGTTGCTTGGTGCGTAATTTCGTCAAAGCCGATCCAAGAATATGCTTGACCTTGGTAACGATAGACATCTGCATCACGCTCTAAAAAGCCAAATTCGATCTTGGCACCACTTGGGAACGTCCAAAGCTTCTCTACTTCACGGTACTTACAGCCAGGGAAAGCCCTGGGGTAGAGTTCACGAGACTTATCAATTAATTCTCGCAACTCTGGCATAGAACGCCGCAGGATCAAGGCCCTATGGGCAGCCTTGTGTGCATATCGCAGAGGATCAACAAGCATGGCGTATGACTTGCCACCCCCTGCCGCACCCCCATATAATACATCGGTCTCGCCTGCGGCTAAAAACTCTGTTTGCGGCCCTTCATTGGGCTTGAAGACTACTTTTTCTTCTAAGGCTTTACGAATGGTAGGGCCTTTGGCTTCAAGGTCTTTATCTTCTATGACGCCTGCTTTACCGTTAACTAGTTCTAGGTTTTCGGTTTTAAGCTTTAAAGCCGTCTTTTTATTATTTAGTTTTTCTTGGAGCTTCTTTACTTCTTTTTTCTTTTGAGAAACTTGGCGCCTTGCATTAATTTGGGCCCTGGTCTTTGAATGATAATTATAACCACGACCTGCTGCGCCTTTGGGCCTCCCTGCTTTTTTCTTTGGGGTGCCATCTAGTTTTAATACAAAGTCCCCGTTCTCATCTTTTAGATAATTGTCGGGGTTAATTTCCCAATCAGGTTGTTGCGACATTGCGTTGTTTCAAGATTTTATCTAGGCCTTGGTGGCTAATGGGCCGCCCAGTCTTGTGGCTCAACCACAATGCACCTTCACGGAGCGATAGACTCTTTGAGGCTACCATGGGCAAAATAGATTCTAAAGCATCAAGTTCTTCGTCAACAGACAAAAGATAACGATTATCATCTTCATCTAGCTTATAGCCAAAAGGAATGGTACTCGTTTTCCTTTTAATCCGCATCTTCATACTCCCCTTCGATAACATGCATCTCTTTGGCGGGAAGTATAAATAGGCCCTGTGAGCCTTGGACATCAACTTCAAGTTTATCTTTTTTACCTAGGCCCACACGGTCTAAAAGGGTCTGTGCGGCCTGTAGGCGAATGTTAGCCTGAGGCAATGGGTTATCACTAGTAACCATCTCAACGACCTTCATAGCGGCTTGTGGGGCGCTTGAGGCCATGATATTCTCTGCGATCTCGATTATTTCTTTTCGCAGGCCCTTTGCAATGGTGGTGTAGGAGCCTGGGGCATAGCCTGCAAGCTCTGCCGCTTCTTTTAAGTTACCATTACAACTAACAATGTTATCTAAGAATGTTTGTTGTTTGGTAGTTAATTCTTTTTTATTGTTCATGTATTACATTATAACGCTGGTTTACAGTTTTGTCAAGTCCTTTTTGACCGTTCGTCGGTTACACTTGACAAAACCTGTTTTTACCTGTATACTATATAGTGTAACGAAGGCCCCGTTACACCCATACATACCTGCCTCGGGCCATGAGGTATAGAGGCTTTAAAGCTGCGGAGAAATCTAGTAGACATCGAAGACCTTTGGAGAGGTAGTTCCAAAGCTGCGGCGGAAACTAGTGGACAACCGCAACTGGCTCAAATTGTATACCCATGTATATATATACCATGGTCCCCCCCTGGCCTCCTGCCCACCCCTCCAAAGTCTCTAAAGACTTTGACATCTCCAGAAATCCTTATAGGATTTATCACCCATTGCGCCCATGTAAAAAATCTATAAAGATTTTTTTAAATTTCTCGAAAAGGCTCCAAAGTCTAGTAAGACTTTGAGGCCCCCTTCTAAAATTTCAAAGAAATTTCTAGTTGACTGGCTCCAGAGACTGTAAAAATCTTTAAAGAATTTAAAGATTTTTAAAAACTTCTCTAAATTTTTTAAGTATTTAAAAAATTAACCCCACGCACACGCTACGAGAATCTCCAGAATCTCTCCATCCTTACAGGATGAGGAACCCCCTTTAAAATATTCTTCGAATATTTCTTGTTTTCTTCGCCTGTTTCAGCGCGAATTCCTTCGGAATTTTCCTGTGTGAGAAATCGCCCAGGAAGAAAAGTGTTGACAAGCTGCGGCCAAACCAGCCATAGTGGAATGGCATCGGCGGCAAGCGGCCTTCGATCACACTCAAACAATTCGGAGAATTGCTATGAACGATACCTACGCTAATGTCCCTGGCAACAAAGTTGCAACCTACAAGCAACTCAAAGCCCTTGGCTTTCGGTTCGCAAAGCTCCATGGCTCCGACAATACCTACGGTATGTCGAAGGTCTTCACGGCCATTCTGGTTAAATACCAGAATGAAAACCCTAAGACGCCTCTAACCCACACCGATGTTCAGAACTTCTTCGAAGTTCAGGAGATTCCTGCCAAATTTGTGAAACAAATTAAAATCAAGCCGAAGGCTTCCAAGACTGTTGCCAAGGTGACGAAAGTCACCAAGACCAAGCCGAAGGCTTCAGAGACTCCGAAGGAGTCAGAGGCTCCCAAGCCTTCGGCTTCTAGCCAGTCCGTCGAAGACTTCAAGAATTCTCTGAATTCTTTGAAGAACCGAGTGGTTGAAGTTGAAAAGCGCCAAGCTACGCTTGAAACCAAGTTTGACCTGCTCTGGGCCTTCGTCCAAGAAGAACTTGGCAAATAAGTCCCTTCGGGACTCTTTAAAGCCCCCTTCGGGGGGCTAAATAAACTTAGCGGGAGTTATTATGTATAACTTACATGCAACTGAAATTCAATCCTTTGCCCAGAAGTCTGCCGATAATTTATTCCAAGTTATACTTATGGTGGCCCTAAGTATTCAGCAGCGATGGGATACCGTAGGTAAACAAATGGAAGATGTTAAGGCCAATGGTATTACTTCTAAATATTTATGGGGCAATAAAGTTAAAACTTATAAATACTTATTAACTAAAAAGCATTTTATATATGCTCAAGCCATGGCTGTTATTAATTCAAAGCACGATAATGACACTAAAGCTTTGAAACTTATGGAGATTTTCCTTAGAGTAGATGGATTAGGTTTAGCTAAAGCTGGTTTTGTATGTCAATTATTTGCAGGTTTAGTTGGTTGTATTGATACTCATAATATTAGAATGTATCAATTAGATTCAAATAAACTTAAATATTCTAATAATATTAAATGTATTATAACTCGTAGAAGTAAAATTAATAGTTATATTAAACTCTGTGGGTTTATTGGCACCGAGAAACTTTGGAACAATTGGTGTAATTATTTGGCACTCCGCAATCCCAAGGCCTGGAAGGATGGTTATCATGTGAGCGCAGCCCACGTTGCATACGCTAAGGGCGAAGCCCTGGGGGGTTGACAAGCTGGACCGACCCGTGCTACCTTGGAATGGCTCGACGGCAACACCATCAACACAACACGAGGATAACACACATGGATATTAACTTCAAGGTTTTTAATCGCTCTGTCATCATTCGTCGTCGTATTAAACTTCGTCGGTTTGGTTTTGGCTCTGGTTCTTGTTTCAATAATGTTCATATGGGTAAATTGAGTATTTATATTCAACATCGTCGGTCCCGTGTTGTTGGCTTCCAAGCCATCGCCGATGACAAAGGCCGCGAATCTGTCGCGGTCTAGGGGGGATTAAACCATGGAAGTATTCGATGCTATTCGCTTGGCCTTCGAAGTCTCAAAAGAAACTAAAGCCCCGTGCTATGTTACGAAAACTATTGACGGCGAGCATCAAGTATGGGATACTTCCATTGGTCCTGAAACTTTAGATATAGTTGTAGGTAAAACAAGTTTTAATGATGTACTAGAAGACGAGTGGGTTTTCAACTTCTTTGGTGAGGCACAAAACAATGACTAACGTAACCAATCTGTTTCAAAACGCAAGTGTTTTTGGCGACTATGGCCGCGCAGATTTTGACATTGCTACTGGGCCGCTCCAATACTTTGATGCCCATGGCAATGTTAAGCGGGCTTCAAAAGAAATTATTTACCGTACCGATACCGGCGAGGAGTTAGGTATTCATGGCTCTCGCTACAAGCCGGTAGCCCCTAAGCAAATGATTGATGCAACCCGCAAGATCATTATGTGGAGCAACCTCAACACCGATGGCATTGAAGAAACTATTGCAACTTCTCATCATGGTTGCCGCACCTTTGTTAAATATAAGTTGCCTAGCCATACTTACACGACCCCTGACGGTGACACTGCGGCTCTTTGTCTGTTGGCCCTGACGAGCTTTGATTCTAAGTGGCCCTTCATGATCAGCGTAGCTGCCGAACAGTTTGCATGTACTAATCTGCAAGTATTCACCACAGGTGAGATTGCAGTCTATAAATCTAAGCATGTTCAAAGTCTTGACATTGACCACGGCTCTCGTGTTATTGTCAAGGCTCTGGATGTTGTTAATGAACAACAGGAGCAATGGCACCAATGGTATAACACTCACATTCATGCTGGCCAAGCCGCCCGCTTTATTGCTAACTTTACTAATACCGGGGCTGAGCTTGATGAATTGTATGAAGGTGGCAATCTTTACGCCCCTTTGAATTACGGATATCATCTTAAGCGCAATAACACAAGTGTTAATTATCTTTGCGATGCTTACAAGGGTTATGCAGATCGGATGGGCCATAATCTTTGGGCAATGTACAATGCCTTTACTGACTGGTCCACTCATGCTAAGTTCTCTAAGCGTGTTAACTATGACACGATTGCTTCGGCAACCAATGACCGCCAAGAGAAAGTGCGGAAGTTTGTAACCACTAACTTCAGGATGGCAGCCTAATGAAACATTACGCAATAGACCAAGAGTTCCCTTACACTTTGTATGTTGCGGAAGATTCTTCAATGCCTACCATTAGGGTGGCTATCGACCGCAACGCTTACTTAAACTTCCAGGGGGACCGCCCCCTTTATGACAAGCGGTCGCTGCTTCAGTTGTCTGATTTCCTTCGTGATGTTGCAGAAAATATGGAGACTTACGATGAACAAGACCCCCCGTTTTAATGTCGATGAAATTGTTGAAGACTTGGTGTGGACTCACGTTTATTGTCGTAAGCACCCTGATTGGATGGGGCTTGCATTTGGTCTTGTAAACCTTGGGGTTTCTCCAAAGCGTCGGGACCAGATCATCGATAAAGCATTTGCGGCGGTCTCATGAGAGGCCGCTATCGATTGATAACTGATGCTCAATACTACAAATGTTTTGAATGCCATCAAGACTATAATGAAATGTTGGACCCGCCAAGGGATCATCCCGACCACGAGCGTTGGAAGTTATGTCCTGAGTGTGCCGCATCTTGGAAGTATATTGAAAGCCCGACCATCTACCCAGGAGATGCCTAATGAATCCTTTAACTCACACTGATTCTTTTGAGAACGATGCAGAGATTCAAATCTTTGTAGACCATACAGAGGCACCGGCACTTAGGATTCCTTTCTGGAATGACGGCGCCTATGACAATGACTTTCGTGAACGGGTGTTGTTAACTGCGGAGCAAATGGCAGCGGCCTATGCATATGCTGAAGATTTTTCAATTACTGTTAGGGTTATCTTGAATCATAGGGTTGTTAACTTTTGAGGAAGGTTCGGTGTCTAAACTTGACGAGCTTAAAGAAAGACTTAAGGAAGAAATAAAAAGATATGAAATAAAGTTGGAAGCATGGAAAAAAGAATGCGCAGAATCTGACTCACTTTATATTTTTTATAATGGTCCTCGCGACAACAGAATAAAAGCAGTCGAAGCTGAGATAGCTTTTACTGAGCGGGGTATTCCTTACGAAGAACATTCTCCTGGCATTTATCTTTTAAAAGGCTGGATGTATTATGCTCCGGCCAGTGGAAAATGGAAAGCAAAAAGAGGACGCCATTGGAAAAAGAGTCCTGCTAAAATTAATACCTTTATAACAAATCATCTTGATCATTGAGTGTATAATATACAAGCCTTCGATTTTATGCGCAGAAAAATGTGTCAATCACCGCAAACTATGCGCAGAAAAGTGCAACTTGTAAGGAATCCTTTAGGGTTCGTTATCCCCGTTAAGGGGTCTTGATGGACACAAAGAAAAGCTTTGTCTATCTTTTTTGAGATGTTGAGGTCAGATATTTCTTATCTAGCAACGGGAGAAGAGCGATGGAAGAAATTACCCAAGACTTGCTGACACGCTACGGTTTTAAATCAAAGCAGGCGCTTATGGCCTGGGCGGAGAGCATGGAAGACCCAGACTGGCGCTACTCTGAAGACTCTTGTTCTTGTCTTTACACTGACAGCGATAGTGGCATTGCTGAGATTGCACACTCTGAAATGTTTGACGATGATGGGTTTACCATTAGGCCAATCAATTGTCTTTATGTAGACTTCAATGTGTTAGACCTTTTGGTTGTTTACAAAGAACTTCACGACGAATGGAAGCATGCATATGAATACTCAGAATGAACAGTTTAATGTCGAAGTGGTAGAAGTAGTAGAGAACGAAGACGGCAGCGCCACTCTTGTCCTTGACATGGACAGCAAAGCAGCGCAGGCTTTCCTTAGCTTGGGCGTGTTGCGGGCTATTCAGTTAGGGCTTGATGCTACGGAGAACAGTGATGAACAAAACTCCTGAAGAATACGAAGCCATAATCCAAAACCTCACTGCCCGTTACAACATCGCCATTGATGGTTTGTCTGAGGCCTATGGCCTGATCGAAGAAAAAAAATTCAAAGAAGCCCAGGATGCTTGTTGGTTTGCAATCCTTAACGCCGGGAGGTTGGCTTCACCATGAATATATTCTATCTAGACTCTGATCCTTTCGAAGCCGCAACACTTCAGTGTGATCGGCATGTAGTTAAGATGATTCTTGAAAGTGCGCAGCTTTTATCGACCGCCCACCATGAGCTTGGGTCTACTGCGCCCTACAAATCAACACACAAGAATCACCCTAGTGCTGTGTGGGCCCGTCAAAGTACAAAGCATTATGACTGGTTGTACCAACATTTCATCGGCCTGTGTGGTGAATACAAGGCCCGTTACAACAAGGTACACAAGAGCTTTGGTACCTGTGCTTTCACCCTTGACAGGCCGCCACAGGGCCTGCTAGACTGTGGTTTCGTTGAGCCGCCGCAGTGCATGCCCGATGACTGTAAGGTTCCGGGCGACAGCGTAGCTGCTTATAAACAATACTATGCTTTAAAGAATGAGGAGTGGACTAAAGCCGGGAGGCCTATGACATGGAAACCAATTGCATTGGAGTCTGCGAGTTAGATAAAGTAACCAGAAAATGTAAAGGTTGTTATAGATATGTAGATGAGATCGCTGGTTGGCGGCGCTTGACAGACCGACAGCGTGGCGATATCATGAAGCGGTGTTGGCTTGAGAAAAAAGAATACATTGAATTCTTTGGAGACTCTTATGAAAATCGAAATATCTGATGAATGTATTGAAGAAATCGTTCGTAAAGAAATGAAAAACATTATCAACTATAATCTTGATGATATCCGAGGGAGCAGGCTGGGTGCTTTCAGTACTTCTAATCTTACTTATAATGATTTATGCTTATCGCAACTAATCGCCGCAGCCTATGTAATTCATAATCACTACTCAGCACCCGACCAAGAGATCAAAGATGATTGAACAAAAGGTGTTAGACGATGAAGGTAATGTTGCTGTGTTGGTTAGTCTCTACCACGGTTCAGGGTATTTAACCTATAATGAAAAACATCCTTCATGTGTCTTCGATCCTTTTGTAATTGAGATAGTTAGTAAACCTAGGTGGTACCAAAACCCGGAAAAGCAAAAAGTAATTAAACATCACCTCAAGGACAAGTACGGTAAAGACTTCAACACCGGAGGCATCGAAGACCTTGTTGTTGAGTGGGTACCTGAAGGAACAAAGTTTAGGATTCATGAATATGATGGCGCTGAATACATTGAAATCATGCATGAAATCGATTGGCTTGAAGCTTAGTACCATGCTCTACTTGATTTGGTTTGTATTGTTTGTTATCATGTTGGTCACTGGACGGGCCCTATTAAACTGGTTAGAAGGAGGACGCAATGCCCCACCGAAAGATTAATGACATTACGCCGCAGGAATGGAGCGACATGGCAGCAAAGAGCAGGGCAGAAGATATGGCAGCGCGTGGTTTCAAAAGTCTTATCACCCAGGAAGGCGGTGATCACTACAAGAAACATGCAATACAGCCTATTGAGTATGCTATGATCAATGGCCTTGACGCCTGCCAAGCAAATGTGGTAAAGTATGTAACACGTTACAAGGACAAGGGGGGTATTCAAGACCTGAAGAAAGCACGGCACTACATTGATATGTTGATTGACTTCTATCAGGAGAGTGAAGAATGAGTGATAAAACCTATGTAGTAATAACCGAAGATGAAGACTTCTGCGTAGGGACTATGGATGATATTACTGATTGGTTGTATATAGATGGCTCGCCTTTCGGAGGCTGTACTTTTTATGAGCTTGGAAAAAAGATTGATGTTGTTATTGAAGTAGTGGACAAGAAATGAACATCGACAGCTATCAAGACCAAGCAGTTGAAACTGCAATCTTCAAGAATGATTTTTATCCCATTGCATCCTTGATGGTGGAGGCCGCAGAACTTGCAGACTTGTTTGTTAAACCTATGCTGCGTGGTGATAGCACTCAGCCTGACTTCAGAACCAAGGTTGTCTCCGAAGCCGGGGATGTCCTCTGGAACTTGGCTGTGTTACTCCGGCGTAACGGCATCAACCTTTCAGAAGTCGCAGAAATCAATCTCAAAAAACTCCAAGACCGGAAGATGCGTGGAGTTTTACTCGGCTCAGGAGGCGACCGATAATGAGAGCAACGGACATTCTCCAAAAGACAGTGGACTTTATCAACGAATCTTTAGAGATTGTGAAGGGGCTGGGAGATACCTGGGTGGTTGCAGCTAACATCAAAGATGTTGGAGCCTTTACTAAGCCAGTTGTCTTAGCTTCAGGAACCTTTAAAGAAATGTACGATGCACACAACATCTTCAAACAGATTACAAACCCCGAAGAAGCTAAAGCTATTCGGCTACTAACCATGCGAGAATTCAAGGCGGGAAATTAATGCAAATCATTGAAGGTAGTTTTGGTAAGAAAGATGAACCGGCCAAGCGGCCCTTGATTGAAAAGATTCATGAGTGTTTAGAAAACTTAGAAGGTGCAGCCGAAGACCCTGAAGCTAACACAGGCTTTATACTTATAACCGAAGTAGACAACAACGTATACATTGCATCTGATATGACTGTTGATGAATTCAACTTTATGTTGGACACAGCTAAGATGAATATCCTGTTGTCATCTACCATGAGTATGGACTAATGAACGACTACGAAGGCTTAACAACTGAAGAGATCATTGATGATATTTTCACACGGGCTTTCGTTATGATGCTAGGTGTGCAGCGACCAAGCGAGGAGGTGTTGACACGGTTCACGAGTTGGTGTAAAATGCAGTCGAGCAAGTCGGGAATGGCAGTAACAGAAGATTTTGTTCTTGCTCAGATTCCTTTGTTTATTGATCATCTTTATACGAGGTAAATGTTATGGCAGTTATTGAAGGTTACGCTTACTGGTCCTTTGTCACCACCCCCAACACCCGATTCACGCCCTGCTATTCTGTGAATCTTGTTGTTACCCCGGACCTTGCGGAAGACTTTAAGTCCCGTGGGTTTCCGGTAAAAGAAATGGACGAGGGGACGGCCCTTGTCATTAAGCGTAAGGTCAATAAGTCTAATGGTGAAATCAATTCAGCACCTGAGCTTGTTGATCGTTACAAGAAGCCCATGAACGTTGAGGTAGGTAATGGTTCTCGGGTTAAGGTTCTCTGCAAAGAATGGGAAACCACATGGAAAGGACAAACCTTTAAGGGTCTAGACTTTCAGGCCATGCAGGTTATCGATCTTGTAGAGTATAATGGAGCTAGCTCAGCCGCTAGCGCTTTTGACGTCGAAGCAGAAGAGGAAGAACTTTAATGAGCAACACTTATCATGTCGATGATAAAGCCTATGACGTTGATAAGTTTTCTGCCGAAGGTCAGCAGGCATTTCGCCTGTTGGCCATCGCCCAGCAAGACTTCAACGTTGTTCAAGATACCCTGACCCTACGGCAAGCAGCAGTTCTTGCGCTGCATTCCAAGGTTCAAGAGTATCTAACTGATGAAGCATTAACCGAAGAGGCACAACCAGAGGAGTAATACCTTTGCCTTTTGTCAAGACTCATGTTGCTTGTCCGAAGTGTGGTGGTCACGATCCGGTTGCAGTAAACGATGATGGGTCGGCCAAGTGTTTTTCATGCGGCGAATTCATGAAGGATTATGAAGCCGCCATACGAGGTGAAGAAAACGTGACTGACTTCTCTACTTATCAGAGAAACAAGATGAATGACTCAACCGCTGGTGAGTTTTATGCCCTGAGTGATCGGGGCATTTCTTTAGAAACGGCAAAGAAATATGGTGTTCGGTCTGTCAAAGATTCAGGCGGCAAGATCGTTGAGCATAGCTATCCTTACTACGCTAACAACGAGGCCGTGAGCCATAAGGTTCGCAAGACAGCCGACAAAAGTTTTATTTGGAACGGTAGTCCCCGAGGCACGGGGTTGTTTGGTTCCCAGGCATTTCAGCAGGGCGGCAAATACATCACGGTTGTTGAAGGCGAGTGTGATGCAATGGCGGCCTATGAATTGATGGGGTCTAGGTGGCCCGTTGTTTCTGTTAAGAACGGTGCCCAAGCGGCTGACCGGGATGTCAAAGAAGCTCTAGAGTTTTTGGAATCCTTTGACAACATCGTAGTTTGTTTTGATAACGACAAGCCGGGCCGTGAGGCAGCCCGAAAGGTTGCTAGAATCTTGAAGCCTGGGAAGGCGCGAATTGTTTCGTTGCCTGAAGACTACAAAGATGCTAACGACATGCTGCGCAAGGGCCAGAGCCAAGCCTTTATGAATGCTTGGTGGGGCGCTAAACTCTATACCCCTTCTGGCGTTATCAATGTCAGTGAGAACTTTGACAACTACATTAATCGACAGCGCAAGCCGTCTATTCCTTATCCGTGGCAAGGCCTCAATGATAAGCTTGAAGGGCTGCGCCAGGGTGAGTTGGTAACTCTGACGGGCGGCACGGGGCTTGGTAAGTCCAGCGTCACCCGTGAGATTGAACACTGGTTGGTCAAAAACACCAAAGATAATGTGGGCGTTATCGCCTTGGAAGAAGACTGGCGCCGCACCATTGATGGAATTGTTTCCATTGAGGCTAACGCCCGCCTCCATATTGACAGGGTGCGAGAGCAATTCTCTCAAGATCAGTTGGGTGAATTCTACGGTAATATTTTTGCAGGTGAGAATGCCAATCGGGTGTGGGTCCATTCACACCACGGCATGAACGACCTTGATAGTATCTTCAGCAAGCTTCGCTTCATGGCCATTGGCTGTGACTGCCGCTGGATTGTTGTTGATCACCTTCACATGCTGGTCCTATCAACGCCAGAGAACGATGAGCGCCGTGCCATTGATAACATCATGCATCGGCTGCGGACCCTTGTTGAAGAGACTGGTTGCGGCATGATCCTTGTGTCCCACCTTCGCCGCATTGACGGTAACCGTGGCCACGAGAATGGCATTGAGACAGGGCTTAGCCACCTGCGTGGTTCGCAATCCATTGCACAGTTGTCGGATTGCGTGATCAGCCTTGAGCGTAATCAACAATCCGAAGACCCCATTGAGGCTTCAACTACTAAGGTACGGGTGTTGAAGTCCCGATACACCGGGGATGTTGGACTAGCTACCCACTTGCGTTATGATCAAGAAACAGGTAGACTAGGTGAGGTAGACATTGAGTCTGCCGAAGAACATTTTGAGGTAGAGCTATGACAACTATTGTATTCGATATTGAAGCAGACGCCATTGATGCTACTAAGATTTGGTGCATCGTTGGTATCGATAGCCGCACCAATGAGATTAGCTCTTTTGGTCCCGACAAGATTGCAGAAGGTATCGAATATTTGAAGACGGCTGACAAGATTGTTGGCCACAATATCATCGGCTATGACATTCCGGTTATCAAGAGACTGCACGGCATTGACTTGAGCGTAGGCCGCCGAGTGATTGATACCCTTGTTCTTAGCCGACTTTTTAATCCGGTTCGTGAAGGCGGACACGGCCTTGAGTCTTGGGGTTATCGCCTCAAGTCCCATAAAATTGAACACAATGAGTTCGATAGATTCACCCCTGAGATGCTTAAGTATTGTGAGCAAGATGTACAATTGAACCTCCGACTTTTCAATCATCTGAAGATGGAAGTCAAAGGCTTTAGCCGCGAATCAATTGATCTTGAACACGATACTTATCGCATCATTAATCAACAGCGGGACAACGGTTTCTTGTTGGATATCAAACATGCTACTTGCCTTGTTGCACAATTGAATGATGAGTTGGCTGCGGCAGAAAATGAAGTACACAAAACCTTCACGCCGAAGGACGCATCCATTGAATTGGAACCTGTCCTGACTAAGGCCGGTAAGGTTTCGAAGATGGCTCAGGTTGTTGGCGGAACCAAGAAGGTGCGCCTCTCTGATGAAGAGTATGATAAGGCGTGTGCCAACCCTGACAAATCTTTTGTACGCTGTGATTCGATTCCCTTTAACCTAGGTTCTCGTAAACAGATTGGCGAATACTTGATTGAGTTTGGTTGGAAGCCTAAGAAGTTCACGCCAACCAACCAGCCCATCGTTGACGAGACAACCCTAAGTAAGATTGACAACATCCCAGAAGCCAAAGTGATTGCTCGTTACTTGATGCTTCAGAAGCGCCTAGCACAAGTTAACTCCTGGCTCAAGGAAGTACAGGACGATGATAGGGTTCGGGGCTATGTCAATGCCAATGGTACAATTACAGGACGCATGACACATAGCAATCCCAATATGGCACAAGTACCTAGCACTAACAGCCCTTATGGCCACGAGTGCCGTGCTTGTTGGACGGTTGCTGACGGCTACAAGCTAGTGGGTATTGACGCCTCTGGCCTTGAGCTGCGGATGTTGGCCCACTATATGGATGACGAGGCATTCACCTATGAAATTCTCAACGGCGACGTACACACAGCTAACCAAAGAGCTGCTGGACTTGAATCAAGAAATCAGGCAAAGACTTTCATCTATGCACTCCTATACGGAGCAGGAGATGCAAAGCTTGGAAGCGTGGTTGGAGGAAACGCAGACAGCGGCAAAGAACTTCGACAACGTTTCTTCGATAATCTCCCATCATTTAAGACTCTTAAAGATAGAGTTGGACGAGCGTCAACAAAGGGATGGGTCAAGGGGCTAGATGGCCGTAAGCTTTTTATTCGCTCTGAGCATGCTGCCCTTAACACTCTGTTACAGGGTGCCGGAGCCATCGTTATGAAGCAGGCCCTGGTCCTGTTCGAACGCAAGCTTAAGTTTCTTGATGCCAAGTTTGTCTGTAATATTCATGATGAATGGCAGCTTGAAGTCAAAGAAGATATTGCAGAACAGGTAGGTCAGCTTGGTGTTGAAGCCATCCGAGAGGCAGGCACTGTCCTTAAACTACGGTGTGAACTAGATGGAGAATACAAGATTGGAAACAACTGGGCTGAAACACACTAAACTGATTTGCCACAGCATTAGGCCCGACGAGGCCGCAAGCAGCATCGAGGACCTCGTTGCCTACTGTGCCCGAGTCAGCAACCCAAGCAACCAGAACAACAGCAAAACCGCTCCTAGGCTTATTAAGTATTTGATGAAACATAAGCACTGGTCGCCCTTTGAAATGGCTAGTGTTGGTATTGAGATCAAGACTACTAGGGATATTGCCCGTCAGATACTACGGCACCGAAGCTTCAGCTTTCAAGAATATTCGCAGCGGTATGCGGACCCTACCCAAGACTTGAACTTTGTTCACCGTGAGGTGAGGCTTCAAGACCCTAACAACCGCCAGAATAGTATCGAAGTTGAAGATGATTTCCTTGATCTTACTTGGCAGCACTACCAGTTGAATGTTCGCAAGGCAGCAACAGAAGCCTATGCCTGGGCAACAAAGAATGGTATGGCCAAGGAGGTTGCAAGGAGTGTGTTGCCTGAAGGCCTAACCGAATCAGTGTTGATGATGCATGGAACTGTTCGCTCTTGGTTACATTACATCGAAGTACGGACTGATGAATCAACACAAAAAGAGCATAGACAAATCGCTGAAGAGTGTGCTATAATCATCGGACAATTGATGCCAAAGTTTATGGAGATTTACAATGAGCAAGGGTAAGAATGTTATCTTTCAAGATGGTGAGTGGTGGTATGTTGGATGTTCTGATGGTGGGCGTCGGCGTCTGTCGTCGCATCGGCGCAAAAATAAAAAGCGGATGTTTATCAACGGCAACTATGTTAATGTCAATCATCCACTTCATAAACCCGGACGCTATGAGAACTTTGAGGACGCTGCCTTTGATTCTCTTAAGAACTATGCTAAGAGTAAAGAAGGTCAAGTGTACATTATCTCAAACCCCAACTTCAAAGGATGGGTAAAGGTGGGCATGGCTGTTGACGCCAACGACCGGCTCAATAATTATCAAACCTCTAGCCCCTTTCGAGATTACAAACTCAACTACACCTTTGATACTGAAGACCGCCGAGCCTCTGAGGCCGCAGCACACGCTGCTCTTGATTCTCGTTTCCCCCGGAACGGCGAGTGGTTTAAGTGTAGTCCCCGGCAAGCGTGGTCCATCATTGCCAATGTTCTTAACCAATCAAACAAGAAGGCAGCATGAAAAAACTAGACACGCTCGTTGAGGATATCTATGGAATGCTTGACGGCCTCTCTCACGGGAAGCCGTTAGGTATTAACGAGGAAGAATTAGATGTAACGCTAGCAAACATAAAGCAAAGCATCCTTGAATGGTCTAACCCTTCTGAGCGCAACAAGACTTTCACGCTTCGTATGTCTAACATTGGACGACCTGTGCGCCAATTGTGGTACGAAAGCCGCGCAGGTGATTCAAATCATGTACCCAAAGCTTCTGATCAAATCAAGTTCCTTTATGGCCACATCCTAGAAGAGATCGTCTTGATGTTGGCACGGGCCGCAGGCCACGCCGTTACTGATCAACAGAAAGATGCAGAGGTTGCAGGCATCACGGGCCACATGGACTCAAAGATTGATGGGGAGGTTGTGGATGTTAAGACTGCATCACGCTTTGCGTTCGCTAAGTTCCAGAATGGGGCGCTGTTTAACGATGATCCTTTTGGTTATCTTGCTCAGCTTTCTGCCTATGAGACCTCAGAAGGAACCAGTAACGGTGGCTTCTTGGTTATCAACAAAGAGAGTGGCGAACTCTGTTTATATCGGCCCGTTGATTTAGAAAAGCCGAATGTGCCTGAGAAGATTGAGAGTATTAAAAAGGCTTTGAGTGTTGACGAGCCGCCTACCCGCTGCTATAATCCTGTTGCAGATGGTAAGTCCGGCAACATGAAGCTGCCTAAGAACTGCGTCTTCTGTCCCTTCAAGTTTGAGTGTCATTCAGATGCTAATGACTTCGATGGGCTTCGGGTCTTTAAATATTCTAGCGGCCCTGTATATCTAACTGATGTGGTTAATACCCCACGAGTAGAAGAGATAACAAATGAATTCAAAAAAGATGAAGCGTATTAACCGCCATGTGGCTGACCTACTTGTACTATGGCTCAAGAGTCTATTGAACGAAGAGGATGCGGCGGGTGTCAATCTAAGCAACTACAAGGAATTGATGCCCGACCAAACCCATGTGTTCCTACAGGGCAAGCTCAGCCTGAGCGCCTATTCCGAAAAATGGATGCGCAAGCGGCTTAAGAAGCTTGTTACCCTTCACCCTAACAGGGCCATTGAGTCCTTTGGATTAGCGGATGTTACAGCAGCTTGAAGATGCGGACTATCCCCTGGACCTGTTGATTGTTGGACTAGCCCAGTTGTTGACGACCGGCATGAAAGTAGATGACATTGATCACTATACATTAAAGAAACTTAAAGATGCGGCCACAACACAACTGGAATTACTAGAGGCAAAAATACATTGAAGATTAGAAGCGGCTCACGGAAGCCAAGAGTTCAAAGGCCGGTTGAAAAAGACTTGGTTACTGGATACGATTCAAACTTTGAATACGAATTGCACCAAGGCGTGTTGAAGACTTGGGACTTCCATTCCGAGACAATTGATTATATAATTGAACACACCTACCATCCAGACTTTATCAAGCAGATAGACGGCAAGACAATCTTGGTTGAGGCTAAGGGCCGCTTCTGGGACAACGCAGAATTCAGCAAGTACATTTGGATTGACAAGGCTCTGCCTGACAACTACGAACTTGTGTTTCTTTTTGCTGAGCCTAACGCACCCATGCCACAGGCCAAGCGCCGCAAGGACGGCACCAAACGTACCCACGCTGAGTGGGCAGATTCAAAAGGGTTTAGGTGGTATAGTGAATTTAGTTTTCCTGAGGAGTGGCAATGATCGACCGGAAGCAAGAACGAATTGAACGCTTTCAACGCAAGAAAAAACCAAAGAACAACACGGCACCTAAGCCTAAGAAAGTTACCAAGCACTACAAAAACTTAGAAGATTACTACGAGGACTACGAATGAAAGATCAATACGGAATGGATGTTTATCAACAGTACATCCACAAAAGCCGCTATGCCCGTTACATTCCCGAAGAACAGCGCCGTGAGCGTTGGGATGAAACGGTCAATCGGTATGTGAATTACTTCAAAGATCGCGGAAGCCTTGAAGAATCTGAAGCTAATCGGCTCTCTAACGCTATCATGAATCTTGAAGTAATGCCTTCGATGCGGGCACTCATGACGGCAGGCAAGGCCCTAGATCGGGACAACGTGGCAGGCTTCAATTGTAGTTATATTCCTATTGATCATCCTCGTGCCTTTGATGAAATGATGTACATCCTTATGTGCGGCACGGGTGTTGGCTTCAGTGTTGAGCGCCAGTACATCACGAAGCTGCCTGAGGTTGCTGAAGAAATGCACCCTACTGAGACTGTCATCTACGTTGTTGATAGCAAGATTGGGTGGGCTAAGTCCTTCAGGGAACTAGTCACCTTGTTGTATGCTGGCCAAGTCCCAACTTGGGATGTGTCTGGTGTGCGGCCCGCTGGCGCCCCGCTTAAGACCTTTGGTGGCCGTGCCTCTGGCCCTGAGCCTCTTGTTGACCTGTTCAAATTTACGGTTGATCTCTTCAAGAATGCTGCAGGCCGCAAGCTAAGCTCCATCGAATGCCACGATCTTTGTTGCAAGATTGCACAGATTGTTGTGGTTGGTGGCGTCAGGCGCTCTGCCCTAATCTCTTTGAGTAATTTGACTGATGATCGTATTCGACGGGCTAAGCACGGCTCTTGGTGGGAGACTAACCCCCATCGTGGCCTTGCAAACAACAGCGCCTGTTACACTGAGAAGCCGGACTTCGAAGCCTTCCTGAATGAGTGGGTCAGCCTTTATGAATCTCGCTCTGGTGAGCGTGGTATGTTCAGCCGTGTGGCAAGCCAGAAACAAGCAGCCAAGAATGGGCGCCGTGATGCGGACTGGGACTTCGGAACCAACCCATGCTCAGAAATCATTCTGCGTCCCAACCAGTTTTGTAACCTGAGTGAGGTTGTTGTACGGCCTAACGATACCTATGAAACCTTGTTGGACAAGGTAGAAATTGCAACTATCATTGGTACGCTTCAAGCAACACTCACTGACTTCCGATACCTTCGGGCTATTTGGCGCCGCAACACAGAGGAGGAGGCTCTGTTGGGCGTTAGCCTGACTGGTATCCTTGATCATCCTGTACTGTCCGGCAAGAAGGCCAAGATGGACGGTAAGACTTTGCCTGAGATTCTTGAAGGCCTTAGGCAGCATGCCGTAGACATTAATGCTGATTGGTCCCAAAGGTTAGGCATCAATCAAAGTGCGGCCATCACCTGCGTTAAGCCCAGCGGTACGGTAAGCCAACTGGTGGATAGTGCTTCAGGGATTCATGGGCGCTTCGCTGAGCATTATATTCGGCGGGTGCGGGCTGACATGCGAGACCCCCTGTGTGGCGTCTTAGAAGCCGCTGGAGTGCCTTCTGAGGTGGATGTTATGTCCCCAACCACCAAGGTCTTTAGCTTCCCTAAGCAGGCTCCAGGGAACGCTGTGTTCGCTTCAGACCAGACGGGTGTTGAGCAACTTGAGATTTGGGACACCTATCAGAAACATTGGTGTGAACACAAGCCATCGATCACTGTTTACTATCGTGATGATGAATTCTTGACCATTGGTAACTGGATGTACAACCGCTTTGATGAAGTGTCGGGGGTTAGCTTCCTGCCATACAGTGATCATACTTATCAGCAGGCACCCTACGAGGCAATCAACAAAGACCAATACACCGAATTACTCAAAGTTCAACCCAAGATTGTGGACTGGGATATTGTTGAGGAGTCTGATGTTACTGAAGGCTCTCAGGAGCTAGCGTGTGTGGGTGGCGCCTGTGAATTACCCTGAAATATCTCACCTATGTAACAGGTTTGGTGTTGTATGCAAAGAATATGGGGCTTCAGGGAAGATGGTCTCTGGCCCCATCACCAGCCAAGCACTTAAACCTGTTGACTTTTGCCCCGTATGTGGGTTAGCATCTAGGGAACGGGTACAACGACTCATTGAGGAAATTAGCCATGATTAAACCTGACGATATTATTAATACCATGCTTGATTACTATGACTCAGATATAAACAAACACCTCATGAACATTGAGATTATGATTACTAATCCAATGGCCTTTCATGACCACGACAAATTCAACGAGGCTATTGAGAGCCAACTAGACTTGATCACTGAGTCTAAGGATCGAAAGGAAGCTTTGCTTCTGGTGCGGGATTATCTTCTAGACTGGGATGAAAGCATTGCGTGAAGGTAACGTAGTAAGCTTTCGTATTTACTTCGACGGTAAGGGTGTGCTAGGCTCTGAGCTTAGCCGCCTTCCAAGTGAGGATGTTCATAAGGTCTTCAAAGATCAACACGATCAGCGCATCATAAACAAGATTCTTGATGTAGCCATGAGAAATTTTGAAGACCTTCATGAACGAATTGAAGCGGAGTTAGATGCTATTAACCACGGCGGGAACGAGCAGTCTTAGCAGCAATCTTCTTAGGCTGCGCAGAATGTTGCTTACCGGCCTTAGTGTCTTGGCGTTTCTTGCGGGATGTTGCGGCATACTCAGCAGCCGTCAGAGACTGTCGAGCCTTCTTAGGTAGGTAACGCTCTCCGGTTGCTTTAGGTCCTTGGGTACTGGGCTTGCCGGACTTCGTACCCCATTCTTCGTTCGTCCATTTCTTTAAAGACTTTTGAGGTTTTTTTAACGACATGATTCACCAATTTTTTGAGTTTTGTGTGTATGTGCTGGAAGTGATTGGCTACCATACGGGTATGGGATACGAACTAGCCAACATTGTTATCTTTGTGTTCCTTCAACCAGCCCTTATTCTGTTGTTCTTTATTCTTTGGGTGCGGGCGCTAAGATCAACTTAGGTGTATCCGCCCCCTTTTTCTTTGTATTCTTTGGCAAGCATCTGGGCCTTTCGTGCCGACCATTGTCCGGCCTTGCCGCCTTTTGTACCGGCTTTAATTTTGTTGAAGAGGTTGCGCCGCATAGTCGGTTTTGTATAGTTACCAGCTTCATTGACTCGACTTTCTCCTCCCGTCTTTTTGGCTACCCTTTTCGTAGGTTTCTTCATTACCATTTCACCTTATCGGCCCAGTAGGCCGCACTCATTTTACCCTTCTTAATGTTGCTAGCATGACGAGCTTTAAAGCTAGCCCGCTTCTTCTTCATGGCCTCAGACTCACCCGCCTTGGGTTTCCCCGCAGTCTTTGCGCCTTGCTCACCAAAACGAATAATCTTTTCTTTACCGTCTTCGCAGGCCTTAACCACATGGGATTTCTTGGGGTGGTTAGGAGTCCGCTTAGGTTTGTTGCACTTCATTTTATCCTTGTCTACACGATTAGACATACTCACCGCTCCTGATCATGTGCGTGACTTCAAGGGCCCTGGTGCCTACCTGCTTGGCCCAGCGGCTATCAAGGAACTCAACAGCCGCTTCCTCGTAGTTACCGGCCTCCATGGCCGCTAGGGCCTTTACAAACTTCTTGAGGCGGGGTAGCCCTAGATTGAAACAGAGGTTAATCATGGCGTCCCTGCGGGCTTCTGAGAGATTGCGGTACCATGTAAAATTGGAGTCTAACTCCTGAATACACCGGTTAATATCATTCTGAAGTAGGTATTCAATCTCGTCGTGAGATAGACCCAACCCCACATTCTTTTCAATGCACCTGCCAACACCAATAGTGGCGTAGCCAAGGTGGTCATCATATACAAAGTGCTTCATGCCTTCGTGGCGCTTAAGCATATCCAATAGTTTTTGCACTAAACCTCCTGGGTGTCAGCGTCTTGTTGATCCATGGCAACTTCAGGGCGTCCAAAGACTTCTTCTTCGGGGCCTAGATCAATACGAATCTTGTTGCCATCTTCTGGAAAGTAATCGCCTGCAAACTTGCGGACCTTGCCGTAGGCTCCAAGCTCTGAGTAATCTTTTTCAATGGGCGTAAAGTCATATTCATCGGTAAAGTATACACGACCATTCTCACGCACTAGGTTGCCTTGGCCCACAGTGACTGCGGCATTCAACACAGGGTCCGTAAACACGCCCCGGAGCTTGTCCAAGAAACCCCCACTGCGGCGACCCTTAACCCAATCATCAGCAGACTCGCCGGATGCTAGTTGCGGATATTCTTTGTAGGTGATATAGTCTTGGCCCTTGCGATTTGCATTGCGGGCCGCATCCTTTAGAACACCCCGCAGCTTGTCGCTGAAGTCTTCGGTTTCTTGATCACCCGTCGCAAAGAAACCACGCACAAACTGCTTGGCAAAGTCAACGTTGAGGTTGAAGCCTTCGTCTTCTTTCTTAGGCTCAGGGGCCTTCTTAGGTTCCGGCTTCATAGCCTCTTCGACCTGTTGACCCAGGTTTAGTTTCTGGCCCGCATAGATTTTATTAACGTCTTCAATGCCGTTGAGCCTTGCAAGCTCTGCTACGGTTGTGTTATTATCCTTGGCGATTTGAGACAGGGTGTCGCCGGATTTGATGACGTAGCCGCCTTCTGCAAACTCTTTGCGGCTAGGATCAAAATCAGCAGCCGTGTAAGACTTGTATTGCTCTGGGCGAAACAACACATATGAATATTCGTTTTCAGATCTAAGAGAAGCTTCTGCTTGGTTTCTATATTTAATTGAATCAAAACCTAAACTTTCTAGCCAAGAACGAAAATCTTTTCCAAGCTCAGTTCCAAGTAGTTCTGTTTTCATGAACTCGTATTCGCGCCCCTCAAGAGCAGGCTCTATGCTTGTTGAATTAGAAATATTTTCAGCACGTTCAATAAGCCCGTCTAGTTCTAGCTCTTGCGAATTAGTAATTTTTACATTTTGAGATTCAATAGCATCTAAAAATATTTGTACATTTACTGGGTCTGCTAAAATATCATGAGATTGCCATTTTCCAAAATCTTCTTGGATAACCAAAGGATTTTTTGTATTAATGTATCCTCGCATCATAGTTGCGGGAGGTATATTTATATCTTCACCATATGCTGCATATTCTTGAAGAGCTTCCCCCTCGTCTTCAAAGAAAACTGCCAAGTCCTTAGAGGTTGGTTTTTCTTTTCGATCTTTAGTATATAAATGGATGTCGGTTCGGTCAGGCTGTATTCCTCTTACAAGAATACTAGATGCTTGCCCACGAGTACCTACATGTGTTCCAATTTCTCTTGGCCATACAAAAGACAAATCATAAGTTAAATCATTAAAGCTAGTAACAGCCCGATAAAACTGTGGTAGTTTTTGAACAGAGTCAGCTACAAATTCTTCGGCGGAAACAATTTGCGCTTTGTCAGTAACTCGCTCTTTATATTCACGAGCTTTTGGAAGTTCGTCTAGCATATCATCTAAAATACGCTTAGTATTTTTATCACTCAGAAGTTCTATCAGTGCATTTCTTCCGGCTGCTGCAACACTATCAGGACTTAGATAGTCTTGATAGTCTAAATTTGTAGCAAACATCTCTCTAACAATAGGAAGGAATTTTTTATACTGTTCGGGCACAACAGCATCATCTTCTGTTTTTCTTTTCAGCATAAAAAAACGATCTTTTAAGTCTTGAACGCCATTGGTAATGGTAAGCCCAATGTCTCCAGCAGGGTCAAGTTTTTCTTGTTGTTCCATTACAGTTTTAAAATCTTGAATATCTTCTTCAGAATATCCTCTAGCCCTACTAAAATCTTCCCAACTATAAGATTCAGAGTCTTTTTGAAACTCTGGCATTTGCCTAAGTTCATCAAGAGTCTTATCATTCTTTTCCCTAAAAAGAATCTTAATTGATAAGTCAACATAGTCTTCTAGTTCTTCGATATTTTCAACATTATCACTAATGCTATAATAATCTTCAAGATCATCAAAAGGAATATCCATGTCTTGATATGGGTCTGTATAATCGGGCCCCTGAATATTAGCAGTGTTCATGTTTTCAAAAGAATCTTCTTCTTTTAATTTAAAATTAATATCTGCTTCAAGACGATCAGAAAGCTCATTTACTTTCTTAGCATCAAACATATTGTTGCTATATCTAGTAATTGCTTTTGAAATTAAAGAACTAAAGGCCATGTTCTAATCCTTAAATAAGATTTTTATCAGGGTCTTCTTCGTCAACAAACGCAGAGCCTGCTTGAATGTTATAGGGTTGTCCAGTCATTTTGTCAATGCGCTCGTCTGGTTCTTTAGGAGCATTGGGAACATTAACTTCACCACCCTTAGCAAACATTTCTCGCCGGATATTTGAAGGCATAGGACTAATTCCAATGTCTCTAAGTTCCCTGTCAAGATTTTTTCCAGCATCTTTAATAGTATCCATCATTTCAGTGCCGGTGTACTTTTCTACCGCAGTGATTGCAGTACCAAAAGGAACTTTTGAAGAAGCAAACCTTCCAAGCCTTCCAGACCCTATATCCTGTATGTCTTGCGCAGCCGGTCCAAAAAACATCATAGAGTAGGGAGACAGGCTACGACGATACATTGCGCTTGTACGGGCGCGTTCTGCCGCATCAGCAACAAAAGATAAACCACCTGCCCGTTGTAAAGCATCAAACGCAATCTCGTGTGCTTCTTTATCTTGGGCGCTTTCTCCCCGAGTCTTAATGTAATTAATCGCTGCTTGCATTCCTACCAAACTTAAAGCACCAGCAGAAATCTTAGCTACATTTTCTTTTGTGGGGTTACGAACAAAAGTTTTAGCTGCTCCTTTTAGTACCGTATTTGAAAATGCCGCAGGATAAGAAAGTATTTGAAACAAGAAAGAAGTTGTTGGTTTAGTATATAGTCTGGGTTTTGTTCCTGACATTGCAGTAGGGTTAAGAATTATATCATTAGTATACCTAGCGGCTGCAGCCTTAATCTCTTGAAAGAATGGATCGTTAGTCTTTCGACCACTGCCATACCAATTAAGAGCTTTAGGCAGATCAATACCAAGCTCAGCTAATTCATCGCGCTTAGCTTGAATGCGCGGCGTAATGCGGCCCTTTCCGTGGCGCGCAATAGTCTCAATGTTTTCTTGAATCATGTTGCGCCCAGAGTTATAGGCCACTAGCTGCGCAAAATTTGTCCATTGCTCCAACAAGTTTTTTCTAAAAAACCATTTACTAGCGTTTTGAATTTTTTCATTTACAATTTCTTCACCACCAGTAAGACGGTTTCCCATTTGATCTAAGGTCTGATCCATTGCCAAACCAAAGCCTTGCATTTCATCCCAAGCTTCTTGGGCAGTCATGCCATGTCGAGACTGGAGCATTTTGTGTGCGTCTTTAGTAATAGTATTGTGTGAAATTTCAAAAGCTTCTTTGAAGCCTTTTACACTATTAAACACACCCGCCCTGCCAATATTCAATAAAACTTCTGGAAAAGAAGTAAGCGTAGCAAGCGGTAAGTAAGCAAGCTGGTTTACAAGGGAAAGGCCTTCCGTAGCTGTTCTAAAGCTTTTGAGAGGCATTTCCATTAGCCCCTCTCCCGTTGCATGGGTGTAAGTAGCAAGAAGATTTTTTCTTTGACTTTCACTTAAGCCTTTTCCGGTCTTCTTAATCATTTCTTTTTCAATTTGATTCACCCATTTTTTTTCAAAGCCTTTAATGTTTTTTACACCCAATACACGTTTTTTAGCTAAGGCTCTTCCAGCTTGCGTAATGTAACCATAGAGCGAGGCGCTTACGTCTTGATTCAAAAATTCTTCATACTTAGAATCATCTTTAATTTTATCAAAGCTACGACGGGCTGAAAAGAAATGGCCGGTCGTTCCAGAATCAATCTGGCTTTCTTTGTTGAGCATTCCAGTTACAATGTTTTCTGCTTCTCGCAAGGTTTTTGCTTCCCCGTCTTCAAGAAGAAGCTGAGCTAGCTTATCCGGGTTGTTTTCAATCCCAGCCCTATTCCACATACGAGGAATATAATTTTCAATTTTGTGCTTAATAATTCCTTCGCGCTTTAAAATATCTCCAATGTCAGAATACATGCGCTTAATTTCAAGTGCAGCCCCATTAAGCTTTTTATCTTTAGCAGGTTTACCACGCATAGCCAAACTTAAAAGATTATTTTCTTGATCCTTAAGTTTTCCTGCTAGGGTACCTAAACGATAAGGCTGCACAACAGACAGGTAACGGCGCCAATAGTGGCCCGTAATACGCCGCTGCGCTTCAAACAAATCTTCACCTATCGTTGCTTGTTCGCCTCTCCACTGCTTAGCAAACTCTCGACTTAGCTTTCCCTGAAGAACCTTTGCGGTCCCAGAAAAATCAGCAAACGGAGTCAATACTCCAGGGGCTTTGCCTCCAGCAAACCTAGACGTAAAGTTAGAAGCTATTTCATATAGACTAAATGCAAAACGATTATAGGCATTATCTTTATTGGCATCATTGGCTGCAGCAATAGCCTCGTCGCGTATTTTTTTTCTGGTTTTTTCTCCACCACCGATGTAAGAAACAAAAGCATCTAGTTCATTTTCATCCAACAACCTTTCTGGATCAAGATCAGCAACGTCCCTACCTTGAATATTTGCACCGAAACTATCTGCAAGCTTAGCAGAGCTACTAGGCATAGGAGGCATACCAAAATCTAGTTGCCCTTGAACAGGCGCCCCATCAAAGTCAAGAGCGCCCTGCTGCGGAACAGTCCTAGCTTCCTCAATAAGCGCCCGAGCCTTTGCTAAATTTTCAGGAGACTCTGAAGCAATCGTAGTGGTTGAGTTATAACCTTCAAGGGTTTCTGTGTTTTCTAAAGCTTTAGAGTCAATTTTAGATTTGCTAAGCTTTTTAATTCCTAGTCCCAAAGCTCCGCCAAAAGCGCCCCCAGCAACGGCCATTCCTGCTACTTGTGCGCCGCTAATATCTTCGCGTTCTCCTATAGCTACTTCTAAGTTTTGAGAAGCATAGTCATCAAGACCACCAAAAAGCGCGCCTTCGGCTGCTAAGCCCGCAGGCGTAGTAATAGCCCCCGCTGCACTTTTAATAGCCTTAGCAGCCGCTTGGCGGGCCCCTGTAGTTGCAGCTACTGTTGCGGCCCCAGAAGCGCCACCAGTAAAAATAGAACCAATTAAACTAGCTACACTGAGAATCCCCTCTGGACCTGAAAGGACATCTCCAGTATAGTCTTTAATGAAACTGCCCCAATCATCTATTTTAGCACTGTCCATTCTTTGACGCAGATAACGCTGAGCAGCCTTAACATCTTCAGGAGCATCTTTAAAAATATTAGCACGGGTAAGCAGCGTACCTGTTTTTAAAGTTTCATCACGAAGATATTCAATAGGATCATCATTAGTTCCCCAGCCCGTATCTAAAATCCGAGAATAAGTATTTTCATTTTCATTTAAATAACTGCTAACCTTTTCAAAGGCTTCAGTTATCCTAGGATCGTCACGCAACTCTGTTGTAGTATAGGTGCTATCTACATATTGTTGAACACTTTGAACATCAGGAGCATAAGAAAAATTTTGTTTTTCTTCTTCTTCCTGATCAAGGAACGGACCTGCTGGAGTGTAATCGTAATCCATAATTTTTCCCGTTACCTAAGAGTAGCAAAGTCAAGTTTAAACTGTTCTAAATAAGTATTGCCCGTATTCGCTACGCGGGCCGTCCCAAAAAACGGCGCGTTGTCTTTCATCCAATAAAGAAGTTTTTTACGTTGTACCATTGGAAGATTTTGAAAGGACTGTACAACATCCCTATTCATTCCAGCAGCAACCGTCCCAATTAGTTGATTGGTTTGCCTGCGCGACAAAGCAGCACGATCTTTATTTCCTAAGCTATCCAAAGCAGCAATAGCTAAGACAGGACTATAACCATCATCAGTGGCCAACAAATCAAAATCTAAACCACTATTAAAATTCAAGGCCATCATACGGCTAGTAACTTGCCAAGCTTGTTGGCGGCTTAGCCCAGGAATGCGAGCAGTAACTGCCTTGTGAAGATGGTGCCCTGTTGCATAAAATGTTTTTAGGCGAGCATCTTTTATTTTCTGATCAATATCATCGGAACTTCCAAAGGTATCAATAAAACCTTCTTTAATTGCTTCGTGATCTTCTTCTAAACCATATTGTTGAATACTTTCTTTTGCAGCCATGGCTACCGTTAAGCTTGTCCGCAAAGGATTAACAGGACTGTTTGGATTCTGGCGAGGCGACAACGAAACAAGTTTTCCTTGATTAGAAAGGTCTTGAGTAAACACAGTCTGGCCTGCCCTGGTCTTAGCGGTTCTATAAGTCGCAGTATATCGTTCACCAGTGTCGGGGTCTAAAATACCTGACACATTGAAAGTATCATAAGTTAAAGGCTGCTCACTAATAGGACCAATGTTGGCATCAAGAATTTCACGAGCAGCATAGGGGTTTTGAATCTCCCTATAAATTTTCATGTATTCTTCGGCAGCACCTCCAAGATTTGCAAGGTTTGCATTATGCATGCTTTCATTAGCATCGCCAGTAACCGCAGAAGTCATAGCTTTAATAAACGCAGACGGTACATCTGTTGGCCGCATTTTTAAAAGCTGGCGGTCGTAGGCTTCTACGCCGTCTGCTCCGGCTAACGTGGTTAATTTTTTTGCAGCCTCTAAACGCCGTTGGTGATTTTCATAGGCTTCTTGCGTTGCTGTTTCTAAATATTGCTCTGCAAAAGCCTGACGCTGTGCTTCGCTATAGTTGGGGTTTTCTTGCTGAAATTTCATTTTAGTATATCGTTCAACATCTGCTCGCCGCATTTCTCTAAAATACGACATGCCTTTTTGTTGAAAGTTTTGTTCGTCTAAAAATGCTTGGCGCCCATCGGCCATTGCCGTTCTAAATTGAACACGCTTATCTAAGTTTTCTTTATTGTTAAAAAACTGCTCAGCTTTATTTTTAAGATAGTTGTTACCAACAGTAAGCCCAGCAGTAACCCCCAACCCCATTAAAGCCCCTTGTTCTTGTTCGCGTTGAAGGCGCTTAGCTTGATTATCTCGACGCTCACGAACATTAGACAACAAAGAAGCACCATATTCTTCAATAGCCATAGTCTTTTAAACCTCTTCTTCTGCAACCAGGGGAGGAGCCAAAAGGCTTCCTTCTTCAGGCATAGGCTGTTCAGGCTCTTGCATTAAACTAGGGGAAGGAGCAATATCTTCAATTTGCTCTACAATTTCTTGAGGAAGAATTTTGTCAATTTTTCCTATATCCAAAGAAGCTGCAAGTTTTTTATACTGCTCTTGTTGCGGATTTAGGTCAGCATCAAAATCTTCATCAAATTCATCTTCTACTTGATCTCTATAAATAACAGGATCAATATCCGCACTTTCTGCAAGACCAAGAAGCATATATGCCGTAGGCTCAATTAACAACATAAGCAGGTCGGGATTCCACTTACCTTCTGTAAAACCTACAAAAAGCGTAGTTTGTACAACATCCATAATAGGTACGCCTTGATCAAGAACGCCCATTATTTCAGGATAAATTTCTTCATCAATAAATTTTTCAAACAAATATTCTGAAGCCTCATTAATGCTGGTAAATTCTGGAGGCTTTTCATAAGGAGCAGGATTGTTAGGATTAGACGTTAGGCTTTGGCCGGGAATAGGACGACCGCCGTTCATTACAGTTTTTAAATATTGTTCGTTCATTAAGCCACCCCAATCGCAGCGAACATTTTCTTATAGTTGCTATAAGCAGCGCCCGCTCCATAAGCATAAGTTTGGGCTAGCGTAGGATCGGCTTCAAACTGCTGATAATAAAGAGGCATAGCTTCACGGCTCATTACAGGCGTTCCATACACACCTACAATACCTTGGCCCAAGTAACCTTCTGATTCTTCTACAACCGGGGCTTCTTGAGGACTTAAAGCACTTATAATATCTTTACCGGCGGAAAGAAGACTTTGCTGCTTACGGACGCCTCGTCCTTTAATACTAGTAGGCGTTAAAGCAGGATCGGTTTCAAAAGCGTTTTGATAAAAAGTAGCTTCACTCATACCAAGATTTTCGGGAGGTGTTGCAGTTGCCGCAGCTTCAGCACCTTGTTGCGCGATTGCGGCTCCTCGCTGCTTAACAACCTCCTGCGTCGAAACAGCCGGATCAGGCTGCAATACAGCATCAGGCATAAAAGAAGGCTGAGCAGTAGAAACACCCGTAACTTTTCCAACGCTAGGTCCAGTATAGTCGAGACCAGCATCAATAATATCATCTTGAGAAAGTGCAGGTGGTTTTTCTAAAAAGCTTAATTTAGAATCGTCCCAGGTGCTGGGGCCTTCAGTACCTGCAAGGGCTGCTTCGCCTGCACTAGCTGCTGCTTGAGTAATATACTTGTTAGGGTCGGTCAACGTTCCCATGCTGAACAGATCGCCGCCCTTAGTAGCAACGTCAGTAATAGCTGACTGAGCAGTCTTCCAAGCATCGGCAAAAGTTTTAGAAGTAATGTCAATGCGACCGCTGGTTACACCTTTAAGAAGATTTCCAGCACCTGGAATTTTATTAAGGGTTGCTCCTACAATATCGCCCAAAACTTTACCTACACCTTCCGTAACACTTTTAAACATGCTGGTGGCTTTGGTTCCTACATTAACCGCAGCATTAAGAATTTGACCGGCGCCCCTAAAGACAGCACTTGAACTTCCCATCAATGTTCCTGCAAAGCCTCCTAGCATGCTTCCAATCCCAGGCAATACAAGAGCAAGACCAATCTGACCTACAATTCCTACTTTCCCCATAAACTTGCCAACTTTTCTGGTAACCTTACGAATACCTTTACCAATCTTGCTGACAACTTTTTTAAAACCTTTTTTAATCTTTGAGAAAAATCCCATTGTTATTCTCCAAGAATAATTTTAGTAATAGCATTAAGTAAACTAGCAGTAGTGCTAGAGCTTTGGTTGGCTGCGCTAGATTCATTACCAATAGCCGTAGCATAAAGAGTTGTTTTTCGATCTTCTTCACGCTCATAAGACTGTCTAACATAATCAGCCTCATCACGCAGTTGCTGCCAAAGCTGTTGCTGTTCCATCATGTTCATGTTAAACAAATTCATAACGTTCTGTTGGTTGGCAGCATTAATGGCTGCAGTATTAAAAGTGTTAGCCTGTCGGCGCCATGCAACGTCTGCCTGCTCAATAGCTTGGCGGTTAGAAACGTTGAATTGTTCACGCTGTTGTTCAAGCTGAGTGTTGAACTGATTAACAGAGTTAAGCATTTCAGCATTGGCCAGCGAAACCTGCGTAGCATTCTGAGCATTCTGCGCTGCAATGCGATTTTGTTCAGAAGCATTGAACTGGCCCATAGCGTTCACTTGAGATGCGTTAAACTGCTGAGTCTGAGAAGCTAGGCTAGCCATAAACTGATCAGCTTGTTGCTGGTTTGCAGCATTGAACTGACGAGCAGCATTCTCTGCAGCCTGATTAGACAACAAGGTCTGTTGCTGTTGTTGTTGATTCAACACTCGGGACTGCTGTTCGTTTTGCAGGTTTGCCATGTCCATCTGCAAAAAAGCTTGAGCGTTCTGAGCCGCAAGGCGCGTATTGGCATCAAGGTTTGCAAGGTCCATAGAGGCCATAGCCGTTGCATTCTGCATGATGGCCTGTTGATCGGCATCAAAGCTCTTAACCGTCATGGTCTGCATAAACTGACTGTTAGCCAACGCTGCCTGTTGATTGGCGTCGAATTGTTTCATGTCCAGATTAGCATCAATCTGTGCATTAAACATTGCAGCCTCTTGAGCATTCGAAAGGTTTTGGAGGCCCATCTGCTGTGCTAGCTGCGCGTTAACCTGAGCGGCCTGCATTTTCTTTTCGTAGGTTTGAAGCTCAGCGACGTTTTGGGCGCTCATGCTCTCAGAGTCTGCTTGATTCTTTGAAGTCAAGTTAGCTAGAGAGATTCGCTCTTCCATGCTTAGACGCGCAAGGTCGGCCTGCTGCTTAAGCTGCTCGTTCTGCGACATCACCTGAACATAGTTGTTTAGCTCTTGGAGCCGGAACTTGTTCTCTTCGGTGAAGTTTGCTGCATCTGCCGAAGCCCGCTCTTGAAGGTTTACAAGCTCCATTTGCTGTTCGTTAGCAAGGTTTGCAAGGTCCATCTGTTGAGCAAGCTGCGCATTAGTCTTGCGGAAATCAACAAGAGTATTGAGGTTTGCAAGGCGCGTCTGCTGCTCTGCGGTCATATTGGCACGAGCAGTAGTATTCTTTTCGCTAAGCTCCGTCAATTCAACACGAAGAGCCGCATCAAGGTTAGCGGCATCAGCCTGTTGATTCAGTTCGGCCTGTCGAATCTTTCGATTGATCTGGGCGTTATAGGAGGTTAGGCGGGCCTGTTGATCGGCATTAAGGTTTTCGGAGCCTGCGCGATTCAGGGCCTCAAGGTTTGCAAGATCAGTCTGTTGTTGTTGAGAGAACGACTGAGTAATAATTTGCTGCTTGAGTTGTGCGTTCTGCGAAGCCTCTTGGAGCCGTGCATTAAGGTTTGCAAGTTCAGCCTGCTGCTGAGTATTTAAGTTATCAGCAGAGGCTTGGTTCAATGCAGTGAGGTTTGCAAGAGTAATCTTTTCACGAGAACTAAGGTTAGCCAACTCAGCCTGTTGGCGCAACTGGGTATTTTCGGACATAACCTGCGCATAGGTCTGAAGGCGCGTAAGCTCCATCCGGTTAGCTTCAGTGAAGTTTGCAGAATCTGCAGCAGCTTTTTCAGACAGATTAGCCAATCGAATCTGTTGATCATTAGACAGGTTGGCCATATCCATCTGCTGAGCCAACTGAGCATTAGTCTTCTTAAAATCAACAAGAGTCTGAAGGTTAGTCAGCCGCTCTTGGTTTTGAGCCGTCATAGTATCACGGGCTGCGGCATTCTGTTCAGACAGATTAGCCAACTCAACCTGAAGACCCGTACTAAGATTAGCCTTCTCCATGTCCTGTTTTAGTTCAGCTTGGCGCATGGTGCGGTTGATTTGAGCCTGATAGGTAGCTAGGCGCAATTGTTGTTCGGCACTTAGGTTCTGGCCCGCAGCAGCATTGATGGCCTGAAGATTTGCAAGGTCCATCTGCTGAGCAGCACTAAGGTTCTGAACAGCCGCTTGCTGGCGCTGAGCAGATTCTTGTTGTGCTTGTTGTTGTTCGAACTGGGCTTGAGTAATTCGGGTTTGTTGTTCTTGTTGAGCAGTCAACATCCCGGCCTGCTGGCGGAACTCACCGGCCTGAACCTTAATCTGTTGAGCCATCTGAGCGGTCTGAGAAGCAGCCGTCTGGCGGTTAGAAAGGTTTTGAAGGCGCAGGTTAGCAATCTGTTGTGATTGAGCCAAATTAGCCTGTTGTTCGTTAGATAGGTTTTGAGAGGCACGTTGTTGAAGAGCCTGTGCGTTGCTTTGAGCAATAGGCAAAGCACTCTGAATGATTGCATTAAACAATGCATCACGACCAACAGTAGAGGCGCTGAGACCCCTTTGAGCCATTTGTTGTTCGATAGCTGCAACAGCCGGTCGGGCCCAAGCGGGCGTCTGGCCGTCTTCAAGACCCGCCAACAATCCTTCCATCTGAGTAGAAACAAGAGCCTCTTCAGGAAGAGCCGCAATGGCTGCAGGGACTTCGGGGTCAGCCCCGGTATCCAACTGAGCTTCGACAACTGCGGGGTCTTCGGTAAGAGCTGCCGTAACTTCCGGGGGCATTTCAACCACTACGGTTGCCATATCGGCTGCGGCCATCTTGCGGGACTGGCCCGTTACGGCTTGCATCGAAGCGGCCTGGGCCGTAGGAATACCGCCGATCTGGGCTGCATCACCCCTCGGAGCCTCTCCAAGAATTGCTTGGCGCCCTTCAAGATCAACAGCCGGTTGGCCACCTAGTTGTTGAGCAATGCCCTGAGCGGCTTCTGCAACCTGTGCAGTCCGCTGAGAAACAAGACCAAAGGTCGGAAGCTTATCAAGATCAGTTTGTTCTGCAATGGCCTGAGGGGAACTAGAGGCCGTAATGGCTTGGCGACTAGCGGCCTGAGCCTGTCGAACAGATTCCATCTGAGCGGCTTCGGGGGCCGAAACACCCAAAGTCGTATAGGCTTCGCGGCGAGCAGGTGCCAAATCTTCAAAGGTGCCGATTTGGGTTGCGGCCATTTCGGGCGTAGGACCAGCTTCAATGAATTGTGCTTGAGCCGCTTGAGCCTCAGGAGCTTGTCCAAGCATGTCGCGGTATTGAGCCGTGGCGGCCTCACCTTGTTGAGCAACACGCTTTTGAATAACGTCCTTATATTCAGGAAGGTCTTGGAGGTTAATACCTCGTCCCTGAGCAATTTGACCTAGGCGCCCTACTTCGGCTTTAGAGATCGTAGCGCCTTCTCGCGTAATAACTGCGGGGCCTTCGATGTCTGCAACTTGAGCAGCAACGCCGCCCGTTACAGCTTCAGCATAGTCACGGGCTTCGGGACGCTGAGCGGCTTGAGCCATGGCAGCTTGTTCTGCGGCAGCATCGCGCTTAGCAGCAACAGCAGGCTGAGTAATGGTGCCAGCATCAACAGAAGCCAAGGCTTGTTCACTTACTTGGCCCGTGGCGGCTTCCATGGCCGGAGCGGCTTCAGTGGCAGCAGCTTCCATGGTGGCTGCATTTACTTCTGCCGGAGCCTTTGCTTGAGCTACTTTACTCATACCTGCTTTAGCAAGGCCTACTTTGGCTTGGGAGGCTTCTACGGGCGCCTGAGCTTCCATCTGATATGCCGTAGAAGCGGGGCCTGCCTCAACCTGTGCAAGGTTAGCCGTATCAATTTGAGGGGTCTCTACAGCCGCTGGACGCCCCATGTAAGCCTGAGAAGCAGGATCACCCAAACCAGTAGGTGCGGGTTTTTTATCAGGAGTTTCTACCATAGTCGTCGTTCCAGGTTGTGTAGTTAAATCCTCTTGTACGGGTTCTTCTTCAAGAAGGGCATCAGCAGCTAGACCGGCGGCTCCAAGGCCTACAGCGCCCTTTGCAAGCGTTCCTAGAAGGCTTCCAGAGGCTGCCGTACCTGCAACACCTGCGAGGCCCGCAGTAGCAGCACCGCCGCTTAATGCCGCAGGAGTAGCAGCCGCAGCAGCCCCAGGAATACCAGAAGCACCCACACCGGCCAACGTAGCCGCAATAGGCTGAGTAGCTATTGGAGACATAGCAGCCCCTGCAGGAGCAACAACACCACCAGCAACTGCGGGGATTGCCGTAGACACAGGAGCCAACCCAGCCGTTGAGGTTGCAGGAGCCATAAGAGAACTAGCTACAGGGGCTTTAATGCCTGCTAAGGTTCCGCCCGTCGTTGCAGCCGTCCCGCCCGTAGTGCCTCCAGCCGTTGCAGTACCAGCGCCCCCAAGGGCACCGCCCGCCAACAGAATCCCGCCAGCCGTCAAGGCAAAGAGGCCCGCAGGCCCACCAAGCTTATCTACAACTTTACCAACTGCCGTACTAGTATCACGGTATGCGCGGTTTTCAGGAAGATTCAACCACGCACCAAGGTTTTCTTTTAGGGTGTTGTATTCTTCGGGCGAAAGGCCTTGAGCAGCAACACCAGATTCTTTTAGAATTTGTTGTGAGCGCTTATCAATTAATGCTTGTTCTTGGCGAACCTCATCAGTAATAGGGCCCGTTTGAACCGGCTTAGGGTTTTCTTTGGTAGGAGGAACGTACTGGGTACCAGCCCCTTCAACAACTGGAGCAAAGTCACGAGCGCTTTGGGCACCGCCCGTCAAGTTATCAGCAATTGTTTTCTTGGCGGCTTGATCGGCACTGGAGGTAGTAGAGCCGGTGCTTGTTTTCTTAGAAGCTGCAATAACCTTTTGAATATTTGCAATCTGCTCAGGACTAAAAGTAGGCAAATTAATATTACCTATACCCCCAGTAAAATACCTTGCCCTCTTTGAGCCTTTCTTACGAGCCATAGACGCTCTCCAAAATAATACTGTTATATATTATAACACAATTACTGTAAAAAGTAAACCCCTAAAGAAACAAATGCTGAAAAAATAATCCAGAAAATTCTTTCAGAGGCCTTGACAGTTACAGTGTTTAGGCTTACAATACCTTTTAAGTTGTCTAGCTCGCCTTCATTTACATCTAGTCTGTATTCAAGTCGATCTATTTTTTGACTTGATGCATGTATTTTTTCTTCAACACGAGCAATAGCAGTTACTGCTTCAGTTAATTTATCTAGTTTAATTTCAATGCGGTCTAGGCGTTGATCTTCCATGGTCATCGTGCAAGTCCTTTTGATTTTTCAAAGGTTCTAAGGCCGCCTAAACCCAACATACCTAGAAGAACAGTCATAAGACTATCCATATCAAATGCGGGTAATTCAGGAACTTCAAAACCTGCAAAGCTTGTAATAAACAGTGTAACTGGAAGCAAAATAAAATGCCAAGCCATGGCAGCCCCACAGGACCAACCAACAAAGGGGCGCCAACCCGCTACCCACATGCTACGATGGGCGGCTTCGGCTTTGTTGACTTCAAGCTGAGCAAGGACTTGTTCTTGAGCATGGCGTTCGGCCATGGTAGCAATCTCATGAGCAAGAGCGGCCTTTTTATCTTTATCCTCAATGAATTTATCAAGGATGTTTGACACTGGCCCAACAAGAAGTTCTAGCATTATTTGTCTCGACTGTTCCAGAGATCAAATAAGACCCTTACTTTTTCTTTAAGGGTTTCTTGATCTGAGTGCATTTTGGCTAAAACGATAACAAGGCTGATGAAGCCTGCAAAGATTGGCCACAAAGAAACAAGAATTTCTAGTTGGTCTGGGCCGTCCATAGTCTTTAGGGCTTTTCGTCATCAGCATTGCGGTTAAAACCGACGTTGCCCGCAACGGTGTTAAGAACCTTCAACACCAAGGCAACGGCTTTGTCGTCAGCCTGGGTAGGCGTTAGAGCCGTAATAGCCGTAGCAGCCGTTACAAGGGACGTAATAGCCGTCAGCCAAGCAGGAAAGGCTTCAAAGAATGCGAAGAAAGTTTCCATGGTTTTTAGTCCTTATTTACCAAGGGGTGCCAGCAGCACTGGTGGGATTTTTAGCGGCGTCAAGCTGAGCCGCAAGCGCCTCTTCGGTTGCTTCTTTATCGACAGACTCCCACACCCACGCCAGTACATCAGTTTCCGTAAGGTCTTCGTAGGCTACAAAGTCTTCGGAGCTTGCGTCGTAGGTAAAGCCCGCCGTGCCGTAAGAAGATGCAGAATAATCCACCGCATCATCGCCGGTTCCAACGGTCTCTGAAGCATTGCAGCGCCAGTGCGCCACAATCACTCCGCCGTCAGAAAGCTCGCGCTCAAGGGTGGAGATGGTCCAGTTCATCGTTGCTGCCATGGTTATGCCTCGTTAGCAGCAATCGCTGCGTTCAGCGGCCCGAGGTCTTCGTCGGTCCAGAAGTCCTTCGCCACCATGATCTTGAGATGTTCGACGTTGCGGGACACGGTATCGGCCCAGTCAGCATCATCCATCCCTTCCGGCTGGCCTGCGCTCAACAGGTCCACGCTGTCCATAGCGGCGCTGTAGTGCTGAGCGATTTGCTCGGGGGTTAGGTCGTCCATTTAGTTTGCCTCCAGTGCTGCGATGCGAGCTTCAAGCTCTTTGATGGTTGCTACAAGTAAGGGCACCAACTTGGACTGGTCAATGCCCTGATAGATCGGATTGCCTTCGTCGTCTACTGCGTCCTTCTCGCCCGTAATAGCCTCAGGGACAACGCTTTGAACCTCATGGGCAAGGAAGCCATCCACGGTCTTGTCAGGGTCAGCGATGAAATTAAACCGGCTGGGCTTGAGCTGCTTTAGCCGCTCCGTCGCTCCCGTGATTTCCACCACGTTTTCTTTTAGGCGGTAGTCGGAGGAGGTGTTGTAGGAGGTTGATGAAGTATTAAAAGTTATACTGCCAACTTGGGTTGCGTTATATTGATCAAAGAAACGCATCGCGACTTGAGAATAACTAAACGCATTTCCAGAGCAGACAATGCCATATTGAGTTGATGCGCTCAAATAACCATAAACAGCAAGCCTATCGACAAAATAATTAGCTAATGAGGCATCCCCAAGAGTTGCTCGGCCAGAAGCATTAACAATAAATCGCGGATTCCCATCCCCATCCGACAGCACGATGTTGTTGCTGGAGGTGCGGATATCGAGACCGCCTTGGTTGCCGTTGTAGCGACCGAGGATGGTGTTACCGGCGCCGGTCGTTATTTGCTGGCCTGCCTGCTGACCAACAAACGTATTAGTGCCGCCTGTGGTGAAATAGCCGCAAGAATTACCTAAAAATGTGCTGTATTGTCCAGTCGTGTTGTTATATCCAGCCTGATGACCAACAGCCGTGTTGTAAGAGGCGGTGGTGTTGGACTGAAGCGCGTAATACCCATAGGCCGTGTTGTAAGAGCCGGTCGTGTTTTGGTACAGCGTACCGTAACCAAAGGCGTCGTTATTTGCGCCGGTAGTGTTGCCTTCCAAGGCGAAATAACCAAAAGCGTTATTGTTACTAGCGGTGGTGTTGGATGCAAGGGCTTGGCGGCCTACTGCAACGTTGCTACTGCCAGTAGTATTAACCTCAAGCGCAGAGCGACCCAAGGCGACGTTGCTCGTCCCGGTCGTGTTGAGCTGCATGGCGTTGATGCCGACAGCGACGTTATTATCCGCCGTGTTTGCTCCAAGGGCGTCTTGGCCGATAGCGACGTTGTAGTTTCCCGAGACATTGGCGTCTAGCGCCTGAAGGCCAACAGCAGTATTGCCCAAGCCGATAGTGTTTGACGCCATAGCAGACTTGCCGATGGCCGTGTTGCTTACTCCGGTGGTGTTTGCAGTTAGCGCCTGATGCCCCACTGCCGTGTTGTTTGAGGCGGTTGTGTTGGAGGAAAGGGCCTCGCGCCCAATAGCTATGTTGTAGTTTCCTTCCGAGTTTGCATAAAGAGCCGCATGGCCCATTGCGACGTTTGAGTCACCTACGGTATTGGTAAACAGCGCCTGATAGCCAATACCGATATTGCGAGAAGCTGTAGTATTTGAACTTAGTGCTTGATAGCCCATACCTACATTGTATGAGCCAGTGGTATTTGCGTCTAAAGCTAGACCGCCAACAGCCACACTCTTCAAACCAGTCGTATTTGCGCCTAAAGCACTTCTGCCTATTGCGGTGTGATAGTCGCCGGTGGTGTTAGAGCTAAGAGCCGCATACCCCAAAGCGGTGTTGTTGCTGGCGGTGGTGTTGGCATTTAAAGCACTGTGACCAACGGCGGTGTTAAAATCGGCGGTAGTATTGGACTGTAAAGACCGATTTCCCACGGACACGTTATATCCGCCCGTGGTGTTGGAGTTTGACGACAAGTCACCAACGGCTACGTTTTCAAAACCAGTGGTATTACTTTGGAGCGTTCTTGCTCCTAGAGCAGTGCTGTAAGTGTCGCCGGAGTTGGCGTAAAGAGCTTGGTAACCAACTGCGGTTAGAAGTTGTCCAGTAGTGTTTGAATAAAGCGACTGATAACCAACTGCCGTGTTACTAGGGCCGGTGGTGTTGAAACGTAAAGAGGCATCGCCAATGGCAGTGTTATACGAACCAGTCGTATTTGCCGCCATAGACACGTTACCCATAACGGTATTGCTGGCCCCTGTCGTGTTGGTATTAAAGGCTTCGTTGCCTACCGCAGTGTTAGGGCCAGCAGTTGTGTTTTTGCCGGAAAGGTAACCAACAAACACCTGACCTGTACCAGTTGCGTTTGCATACCCAGCCTGATATCCCACAGCCGTATTGCTGGAGGCGGTGGTATTGTTGTAGAGAGCGGAGTAACCAAGTGCCGTATTGGCGCTTGCTGTTGTGTTTGAAGCCAAAGCCCCAGAGCCAACAGCCACGTTCACTGAGCCAGTTGTGTTTGATTTAAGAGCCGCATTGGCGTTGCCAGCGTAGTACCCACCAACAGCAGTGTTACCGTTCCCTGTCGTGTTGGCGTTTAGTGCTTCTGCGCCCACTGCAACCAAACCAATGCCAGTCGTATTGCTATACCCAGCCTGATACCCCACAGCAGTGTTGTAAGAGGCAGTGGTGTTGGAGAAGAGCGCGTCACGCCCAAAAGCAGCGTTATTGTTTCCGGTTGTGTTGAAGCGAAGCGCGCGACTACCAAATGCAGAGTTCTCAGCGCCAGTGGTGTTAGCCTCCATTGCGCCATTCCCAACAGCAGTATTGTTTGCGCCAGTGCTATTTATAGCCAGCGCATAATTTCCAACACCTGTGTTTGAACCGCCTGTAAGGCTTCCACCACTAAGCGCCACATTTCCAAGCGCCACGTTGCTAGTCCCAACCGGATAGTTCCCATCCAGCTTGATCGTGCCGCCATCTACAGAAAGACCTGCCGCATTAGCCGTGCCTGAGAGGTAGAGGTCTTTGAAGCGTCCTGATGTTCCAGAACGTCCTAAATCAATTGCTCCGTCTCTTGGTGTACCGTCAGCTTCAATAGGATATACAGCATCTAAACCATCATTAACGGCTAAAGCAGTATCACCTCTACCAAATATAATTGAACCACCAACAACACCAATACTCCCCACCGTGGTGCCGTCTTTGCGGAACTGAACAATGGCACCGTCTGACAAACGGTTAAAATTCGCCGTTACGCCATCTCTTGCGACTGAAATCTTGTTAGATAAAATATTTACGCCTTCTCCAGACGATGACGTTTCTATAGAGCTATCAGTAGTCCCCACCAACAAGTTGCCGCTGGCATCGAGCCGCATGGCTTCGGCGTTGTTAGTGCCGAAGATTAATGGCGTGTTAGCACGGTTATAAACCCATGCGCTTGCGTCAGCGACACCGCCAAGGAGGCCGATATTAAAATTGCCGCCCGCAGCATTAGTGAAGCCCATGCCGGTGCCGGGGTCAGATACCGTTAGCCTATATCCCGGCGAACTCGTCCCAATCCCGACGTTGCCGCTGGAGTCGATGCGCATGCGTTCTGCCGCGCCGTTACCAGTAGCAAAGATAATGTCACGCAAAGCACCTGATGAGCGAGCCTGTAATATCAAGTGACCTGCTTCGTTGAATGGAGCTGAACCGCCTGCGCCTGTAGAATAAATAGCGCAATAGCCATCTGTTATATAAGCGTTTTGATCGTTAGCTGTTAAAAAGATAGGCGATCGCAACGACTCAGCACTCGCATCCCAGAAGAACTTCGGCGTCGTGCCCGTATCCTCATACAGCGACACATCCCCGTTTGAGGCAACGCGGAAAGCGGTATTTGTCAGCGAGCCGTTTCTAAGCGCATAGTTTCCGCCGTCCACCACTTCGTAAAAGGTGTTTACGCCGGTTTCTTCTAGCGTAAGGATGACGGCAGTTGAGTTTTCTATCTTCAGCCCATCAGCCGTGACGGTGCCGGTTACGTCGATGCCGGTGGCGGTGGTTTGAAACTTCTGCGCATCATCGTAATAAACACGCACCGCACCATTAAGGTCGGCAGTTAAATAGTTTTCACCACCAGATGCGGACTGTAGGCGCAAGTTGGTAGCTTGAATTTTTAGCTCACCCGTCCCTGTTTCATTAATAATGCTGTGAGTGCCTGAGTGATAAATCTCTAGGTCCGACCCAGCACCGAAGATGGCCTTGTCGTTGTCGCCGAAGGTGATGTCCGCAGTGGTCGAGGCGCCTGCGAGGCTAACGCTACCGGTAGCAGTAAGCCCCGCAAAGCTCGGGCTGTCCGTCGTGGCAACGCCTTGGTTTAACGCTTTAACAGCCGCAATGTCCGCTAGCTCGCTGTCCATCAAGGCCCCAGCAGCCGTTACGTTAGCCGTATCAGTTACGTCAGCGCCTGCTTCAACGCCATCAAGCTTCGTGCCGTCAGCGGCTACGTCACGCCCATCAACCGTTCCGCCAACCGTAATGTTTCCGGTAGCGCTAACAGTCGTAAAAGAACCCGCAGCGGGAGTAGCGCCGCCAATGGTGGTGCCATCGATAGCGCCGCCGTTGATGTCTGCTGTGTCAGCAACAAGGCTATCAATGTTGGCAGTGCCATCAATGTATAGGTTTCGCCATTCCTTCGTAACGCTGCCTAAGTCGTAGGTGTCGTCTACATCGGGGAGAATATGGCTGCTAACATCAGCAGAAAAACTAACAGTGTCGGTATCGGCATCACCAAACGTAAGGTTTCCTGAGATGGTCGCGTCACCAGTAACAGTAAGGTTACCGCCAATAGACACGTTACCAGTAGTTGTGATAGCATCGATATAACCTGCGGACCAATAGTTTGAAGAGTCTCCAAGCGTATAGGTACTGTCGGCACTTGGAATAAAATTAGAACTAACATCAGCCGTAATGGTTACGGTATCCGTTGCGGCGTTACCAATGGTCGTATTGCCGTTAAGAACAGTGTTTCCTGCAACCGTAAGATTGTTGCTTAGGGTTGCGGCGCCCGTAATGGTTGCAGTTTCATCAACAACAAGGGCATCTACCTTGGCCGTCCCGTCCAGATAAAGGTTTTTAAACTCTAAAGAACTCGTACCCAGATCAATGTCATTGTCAG